GGAGGAGTACAAGCAATCTGACAAACTAAAGAGAATACCTGCTTTCGGCAAATCTAAGTCGCCACTTGAAATTCTTTATATTAAGCCTTATCGTGCTGGTTACAAATACTATTCGCCAGTAGATTATCAGGGTGGATTACAGTATGCAGAGCTTGAGGAAGAGGTGGCAAACTACCACATCAATAACATTCAGAACGGACTCGCTCCTTCTATGCTTATTAACTTCAATAACGGAGTACCGCCAGATGAGCAGAGAGAAATGATTGAGAGAAGTATCGTAGAGAAATTTAGCGGTAGTTCTAACGCAGGTAGATTTATCTTGGCGTTTAATGACTCTAAAGAACTTGCAGCTACAATAGAGCCTGTACAGTTATCTGACGCTCACCAGCAATATCAGTTCTTGTCTGATGAATCTATGCGTAAGGTAATGGTATCGCACAGAATCGTCTCTCCTATGCTCGTTGGTATCAAGGATTCAACTGGTCTTGGAAACAACGCAGAAGAGCTCCAAACGGCTTCTGTACTTATGGATAACACTGTTATTCGCCCTATGCAAGTAACAATCTTAGATGAGTTAGAGAAAGTGCTTATGTATAACGGAATTGAATTGGATATCTATTTCAAGACATTACAGCCACTTGAGTTCACTGACTTGACAAATGCTATATCTGAGAGTGAAATAGAAAAAGAAACTGGTGTTAAGAAAGACCAAGTTGATGAAGAACCTCAAATAGAAGAAGAAGAATAATATGGCAACTGCATTATTTATAAAGAGAGCTGACCTTGTAAAGAACACCGCACTTAATGGTTCGGTGGACACTGATAAGTTTATTCAGTTTATACACATAGCTCAAGAGATTCACGTTAGAAACTATATGGGTACTGACTTGTACGATAAGATTAGTGCTGATATTATTGGAGGTAGCTTGTCTGGTGATTACTTAGCTCTAATAAACGATTACATTCAACCTATGCTTATTCACTATGCTATGGCTGAGTACCTTCCATTTGCAGCGTACACAATCGCTAATGGTGGCGTATATAAGCATAACTCTGAGAATAGTTCAATCGCCAGTAAAGAAGAGGTTGACCTACTAATTAATAGAGAACGTGATTATGCAGAATACTATACTCAGCGTTTTATAGACTATATGAGCTTCCACGCAGATGAGAAGTTCCCAGAGTATTATACAAACAACAATGAGGATATTTACCCAGATAAAGACGTATTATTTCACGGATGGAATCTATAAGTAAGTACAAGCCTAAGCAAGGCAATATAGTAAAGCTAAAGAAGTATTTAGAAAGAAGAGTTAAACAAGTAAAACCAACAGAGAACATTGGCTACACTAAATAACAAAAAGATAAAAGATACTTTCAAGGGATTGTTAAAGACCCTTGATAACGCTGAGATTACAGGTCAAGTAGAAATTACTGATGGCGATGGTAATCAAACAGGCGTATTTATAAACACCGATGGCTCTATAAAGGTTACTGGAACTGCCGAGTTTGGCTCACTCAAAGATACTGGAGAAGATATTACAATTACTAAGTTTGTAGATGAAGCTGATGGTATATCAAACAATGATGACGACAGTTCAATACCCACTTCAGCAGCAGTAAAAGATTATGTTGATTCTGGCGTAAATACAAACGCAGCTAACATAAGCACGAATACGTCCAATATAAGCACCAATACAAGCGATATAAGCACGAATACAAGTGCTATTGCTCTCAATACAGCTAAGAACTCTTATCCTTCAGCAGACGCAGCGAAAGTGGCTAATATAAGCGTCACACAGGCAGTAGATTTAGATACTCTTGAATCTAATGTGGCGACTAACAATTCAAAGGTTAGTTTTGACTCTACAAGTTCTTCTAAGTTATCTGGAATAGAAGCTGGTGCACAAGTAAACGATGTTACTTCTGTAAACGGTCAGACTGGTTCTGTAACGCTTACTTCAAGTAATGTTAATGAAGGTACTAATTTATATTACACTGACTCTCGTGTAGCAGCAAACAGTGCGGTTGCAGCCAACACCGCCAAGACAGGGATAACTGACCAACAGGCGAGTGCTATTAACGCCAATACATCAAAAGTAGGTATAACAACTCAACAGGCTGATGCTATTGTGGCGAATACTGCTAAGATAAGTTTCGATAGCAACTCCTCAACTAAACTGTCTGGAATAGAAGCTAACGCTGATGTCACAGATTCTACCAACGTCACTTCTTCTCTTGTCGCTGCTACATCAATATCAGATAGTGATAAATCTGCTATAAGAACTAATATAGGAGCTGGAACTGGTGCTGGTGCAGTTGATAGCGTAAACACACAAACAGGAGATGTAGTTCTCGATACAGATGATATTTCAGAGGGCAGCACTAATCTTTACTATACAGATGCAAGAGTATCAGCAAACTCTTCTGTTTCAGCAAATACCGCTAAAGTAGGAATCACTACACAACAAGCAAGTGATATTACCACAAATAACGCTAAGGTTGGCATTACAACTCAACAAGCTGCTGACATAGTTACAAACAATGCTAAGGTCGGAATTACCACACAACAGGCATCTGATATCACTACTAACAATGCGAAGGTAGGTATCACAACTACCCAAGCAGATGCAATCACAGCTAACACAGCTAAAATTGGCATAACAACTGACCAAGCAAATGCGATAACTGCCAATACAGCAAAGGTTGGTATTACTACGCAACAGGCAAGTGATATAACAACGAATAATGCCAAAGTAGGTATAACCACCCAACAAGCGAGTGATATCACGACAAACAACGCTAAAGTGGGTATTACGACCACCCAAGCGAATAACATAACAACCAACAACGCTAAAATAAGTTTTGACAGCACTTCATCTACTAAGTTGGCAGGGATTGAAACAGGTGCTGAGGTTAATACAGTAGATAGCGTAAACGGACAGACAGGCGCAGTATCATTAAGCACCACAAACGTAAATGAAGGTACAAACCTTTATTATACAGACGCACGAGTTACAGCTAATAGTAGCGTGGCAGCTAACACAGCTAAAATCAGCTATAATGCAACAGATTCAACTAAAGTTGGTTATATTAGTATAACACAAGCTGTTGATTTAGACGTTGTAGAAAACAAGCAAGAGAACCAATACAAGATAATTGGTGTAGCTATGGATTATTCAAACAGAGTGTTATCAGATAGTGGAACTGCTGAGGGTACTCAAAGTATTATGGAAAATATAGAAACTTTAATCTTAAACTAATGAGCATATACGATAATGCAGGTGTAGCGTTAATACCATCAGGAACTAAAGCGAGTAAGCTGTATTCAGTTTTACCTGCTAATGGCGATGGGGATTTTACACATAGTAGAGGTTCAACAGCAACACGAGTAAACAAAGATGGATTTATAGAAAGCGTTGCTACAAACGTACCCCGTTTAGATTACCCTTTAATTGATGGCGTAGTACAGGATTGCCCCGCTTTACTTTTAGAACCGAGTAGAACTAATTATGTTACTTATAGTAATGATATTAGTGGTTATGGTAATTTTGGTAGTACAGATTCAGCTAATTCAGCGATTTCGCCTGATGGTTCTCTAAACGCTTCTTTAGTAGAAGGCGATGGAAGTCAAATACAAGTGTTTTTATCTTCGCAAAATATAACATTACCAAGTGCAGGTTCTTACACTATATCTATGTTTGCTAAAAAAGGTAATAATAGTTTTGCTCAATTAATTGCTGACCAATTCACAGGTGCTACAAATACAGACGCTTATTTTGATTTAGAAAATGGAACTACACCAACGTCAGGCGCAAAGATTGAAGATTATGGTAATGGTTGGTATAAGTGTTCTACTGTGGTTACAATAGATTCAGGGGATTTAACAGGAAGAATAGCGTTTAGAGTTGTACCCTCATCAAGTAGCTTTTTATTTTCAAGTACATCAGAAGCATCAGGAAAAAATGTATATGTGTATGGCTTTCAAATGGAAGCAGGAAGCTACACGACAAGCTACATACCAACATCAGGAAGTGCAGTAACACGCTCAGCCGATGTTTGTAATGGTTCAGGAACAAGTGCAGAGTTTAACGACAGCGAAGGGGTTTTGTTTGCTGAAACATCTATTTTAGCAAATGATGGAACTTTTAAGTTTATTTCATTATCGAATGATAATACTAACCATCAAAATGTAGTTTGGATTTATTACAGAAGCGATACAAATCAAATAAATTTTAGAGTCTTAGCAGGGGGTTCTTCAAGTTTTGATGATATATATACCATCAACGATGCTACTTTAAACGCTAAAATCGGATTAAAATACAAAGAGAATGACTTTAGTGCTTGGGTAAATGGTTTCGAGGTATTATCTGACAATAGTGGCTCTACATTTGCAGAGGGTACATTAAAAACATTAGAGTTTAACCGACCTGATGATATAAATAACTTCTACGGAAAAACAAAACAACTAATGACTTTCAAAACAGCACTAACAGACAGCGAACTTGAAACGCTTACAAGTTGGGAT